GTTGGTCGAACATAATGGTTGCCGCCTGGGATCGGCAGCAGCTTCGTTATTTGCATGATCTCTGAAACATAGGCGTGTATGATCCACAATGTCGCCATTGATATGTCAGCCCCACTGTAGAACCGGATATCCCTGATCTGACTCGATCCACTCACTACATATGTGTGTTTCCTAAATGTGACCCGCATGCTCCATGGCCCAGGTAGGAATTTGCCGGTCCTCATATCCATTTTCTGTTTCGTTATCCAGCAATGCAAAGGGATCTCCAGCTGGTCGAGTATTTTGAGTTTTGTGCCGACGTCCAGATCAGTTAATAACATAACCATGCTTAGGACTACGCGTGTGGAGTCATCCAACCTGACTCGCACAGGCGAGCGCATAACGCCTAGTATCCTGGTGATGGAGTCCTGAGGTTTGCCATTGACCAGTGATGTGAAGTTCTTGAGGTGGCCTGCAATGTCGACGTCTAGGCGCGACAGGAACAGAAAGCAGTTCGCAATCATGATACAGTCCTCGACTGTTTCATCCGGTCGATATATGCTAGCTGGTGATGTTCGGAACTCGTAAGATGCGGATGGATCATAATTCTTCTTCGAGATAGTTTCCAGGGTCTTCAGCACCGATGATGTGGAAGGGCCAGGTATGAAACATTTCATGTGTGGGCTGGTCGATTTCATGAATTTCCCAATGAGAAATTTAATCACAAACTGCTGGAGCGCCACAACTGTCGGATCCAGTCCCAAGTTTTCCATGGTTTTGTGGAGGCTGTCAGCAAACCACGGAAACATGCTCTTGACGGTCATGCAAGATCGCATGTATCTGCCGATCTCCGCATCATCAATCTCCTCCTTAAACCACTTTTTGCAGATGACTCTGGTGATTGGTAGAGATAGTCTCTGGGATCCCTCATGGATGAGTAGGTTCTTTTGTGAGAAGACATTGTGTCCCGAAGCATAAGATGTCATCTGAGGTACCTGGTAGAAATATCTTGAGAGCATGTTGTACGTCTGGAAATCGTGGAACACCATGGGCAGGTCGGTCATAGTGAGCAAGCGTCTTGGCTTCCTACTGACGACCGCAGACAGTATCTCACGATATAAGACCAAAGAATCTTTGTCTCTCGCACTATCTGACAGATAGAATGCCTTGGCGCCGGCTGCAGCTCCAACCCTACCAAAGTACAATAGCCGCCTTGTGTTCCTCAAAGAAACCTCAGCACCCGGCACAAAGAGCTGACAATGAAGCTTCTCAATTTCCTCTTGTAGGGTAGTGGACTTCGTGAATATCAACATGGGGTTCTTCTCAAGATACCCCATTATCATGTTCTTGTCAATTTCCAGCCGCTTCCGATATCGAATCAATTGCTTAACAGCCCCGGTCCTGATCTTGATTGACACAGTTTGAGGCATATCCGGTGGCTTGATGGTTGTGTCAAAGTTGTCACTGACTGAAGTGAACGTGTAGACACTGGAGTATAATCTCACAATATCCGCCATAGACGCCAGCTTACTCGGGATGGCAATTGCAACATTGAAGTAATTATGCATTTCCGGCCCAATGAAAACCATCATACTCGGACAAAAGAAAGGATATAATCCAAGTTGATAAGGTATCATGGTCGGCCATTCGAAATGTTTGCGAAGGTCATTGATTTGGCCGGCGCCGGTCTGGAAAATCCAATAGAATTTCCTAGCATTCATGATATGTGCGACCATGCATCCTGTGACTGACAGGCCATGCTCAAACGCAGATCGAACACTATCATATGATTGCTTTATATAGCTGTCAGGAGAGTCAGTTGAGTAATGATTGACTGCCTGCACCGCAAACTTCAACGTCGCAGGCAAGTAACTTTCATACGTGAAGAAAACGGAGTTGAATTCACCCACCACAGGCCCCGTTGCGGATTTGTTTGACAGCTTGACATTGAACAAACGATTTGTGATGCGACCACACTCATTATACAATTCGAGGACCTTCTTTGCGAACTGTGAATCGTTGCTGTAGATTACTAGTAACCGATATCGATCATCGGATGACACACAGGAGTTGGTCACAACTTTAGATAGTGAGGAATGGCCGAACTTCACCACAAGCGAGCGTCTGAACAAATCTTCCATGAAGCTTATCAGACAAAGGTGATAGTGTGATGAAGTGTAGTGTAATATACCCATCCACATACCAACTCTGTTCTC